TTCCAATTAAGCGTATATGAAACCTTGTATTTTCCAGCTTTTAAAAGTTTAATACCTGTGTTACTAGAAGATGTTGGGGTTGTGTAACTATATATATCAGAATTAGTCACTGTATTATTACCAAAAACTGCATAATAAGAGGTGGCTATAGCACTTGGCGTTTGATCATTATTATTAGAGCCATAAAATAAATTTGCGTTATTCCGTAAATAATAATTATTACCTGATTGAAATTCAATTCCATCACTTACAACACTTGCAATAGTGTTTCCCCCAGCTTGTAATCGTACATATAACGCCCCATTTAAAAACAAAGTGTTTAAATTTCCACTAAATTGATATTGTGAATTGCTTGGTAAATCATAATGGCTTAAATTCCAAGTATCGCTAAATCGTGAGTCTATGCGTAAGCGACCCAAAATTATAGACATGTCCTGATCTTCTTTGACTATAATATTTGAATTTGTTGTTAGTTGATTGAGTGTTATATCAGTTGAACCAGTTATTGTATCTTGTTTTGTGTTTATTTCATTAGTAACAGCTTGATTTTCTACTGGATTAGTCGATGTTGTACTTAATGTTGAATCAACTATTCCATTTGCATTTAAATCTATATTATTAGCGTGTACAAGTATAGTTCCACTGGTTGCACTTGTAACAACCGTTGCAACACATAAAGCAACATTTGAACCTGTTGGCTGCGTGTTTGTCAAATTACCTGCTGAAGAAGTAGAAGGATATAACTTATCACCTACTGAAAAAGAGCTTGTATTAACGCCAGAAAGATAACCATACCTTAATATCTTGCCATTGCCACTACCTATTGTCGTAATTGCTAAACCTACAAAATCTTTTGCATTTTTTGTACCATCCGCAATAAACTTCTCATATTGCGCAATACCTGATACTGTTACGCCATTTAATGAAACACATTGACCTACTGTAACCGCTGTGCTTGAATTTAAAACGATATCTTGATTTTGCCCTATATAATGTATTTTGCCAGTGTCATTATAAAGCCTTAAAGTGTCATAACTAGTGTCATATGACATTTCACCAAGTCCTGTAATAGGGCTTGGGTTATTAGTATCCCAGTCAATCAATGCTGGATGAATTATCTCGTATCCATCACAATTCAGATTGCCTCCCAAATAAGGGTTTGTGTCATCCACAAGAGATCCCATTTTAGTGTTTAGTTGTGGTTGAATATCGCTATTTACGCCATTCAAATATTGAAACTCTGCATTACTAATACTACCATTTGCAATTTTTGTTGCGTCAATAGCAGAAGGCAAGCGTAGAGCGTTTAAAGTTCCACTACTTATATTGCTTGCATTAGTTGTATCTGTCGTTGCTGAAGCTGCTAGTGTTGGTTTATTTAAAATAAACGCATCTGAATTAGTATCCGTTTCTGTCCAGTCAACTTGTACATTTGCCTCACCACTTCCACCGCCACTTACATTTAAGTCTATATTATTCGCATTTACCCAAATAGAGCCACTAGTTGCACTCGTTAAAACTGTAGCCGTCGCTATAGCTACATTTGAACCTGTTGGCTGTGTAGTTGTAAATCCGCCATAACTGCTAGAACTTAAATATAAAGTATCATTTACAGAATAACTACTAGTGTCAAAATTATCTAATCTACCAAATCTTATAACTTTCCCATCTCCCGATTTTGCAATAGATTCTGTTGTAATACCTAAATAATCTTTTGCTGCAATAGTTCCATCTGCTAGCATGTAACCTATAGATATTTTACCGCTTACTACTCCAGATTTATAAACTGCAACCCCACTAGATAAAGCCCCCCCTGTTTGGTTTGTTACATGTATTTCAGTAGTCTGTCCTAGTAATATTTCTCCAATATCATTTTTTATTTCTAAAGTATCATAAGATGTATTGTAATTTATATCTCCTATATTCGTTAAACTATTAGTTGGCGTGCTTCTTAAATTTAATAAATCTATTGATTCTATTTTTTTATTATTAGCATCTAAATTTCCACCTAATACTGGCGTTGTATCAGCTTCTAAATTTAACAAATATCTATTATCTAAATCAACTGTTACAGTTGAGCTATCACTCATTGTCAGAGTCAATACTCCATTACTAGTATTAAAACTCGCTGAACTAACCGAAACACCAGAACCACCAGAGCCAACTTCCGCAAAGCTAGTGCCATTATAAAATTTTAATTTATTGTCTGTTGTGTTATAATATAAGCGACCGCTACTTGAGCCACTTGGGTCACTAGAAAGATTTTCAATTACAACATCCTGAATCTCATTACCTTGTAAATTTACACTTCTAAATTCTTTTTTTGAGGTAGCCATAATAACAATCTTATATTATTAAAAGGAGGGTGACGATTTGTACCCCCCCTTTTTTTTATTAATTAGTTTCTAACAATAATTCGACCAGAAAATTCTAATCCTGTATTTACTGAAACCGTAATATTACCAGATGAAGCAATTGAAACTTCAACACCGCTTGTGACATCATCGCCATTTCCATCTTTTACAGTAACAACCAAATCTTCTGTTGCGCCAACTCCATGAGTTGCAGCTGCAATAGTTAAATCACCAGATGAAAAGTCACTAGAAGCAAAAGCAGCAGCGTATTTATTGCCTAGTTTATCCGCTGTCACTGCATTATCAGCAATTTTTGCAGTTGTGATATTAGCATCAACAATTTTAATAGTTGAAACTGAATCACTCGCAAGCTTTGAGTTAGTAATATTAGCATCAGCAATCTTTGCTGTAGTTACATTACTATCGACAATCTTTGCTGTGGTTACTGCATCATCTGCCAATTTTGCATTAGTTACATTATCATCAGCAATCTTTGCTGTAGTAATATTAGCATCGGCAATTTTTGCAGTGGTAATATTAGCATCTATAATATTAGACGTTGCTATTGCGTCGTCAGCAACTTTTGCGTTAGTTACAGCATCAGCTGCTAACTTTGCAGTTGTTACATTTGAGTCAGCAATTTTTGTTGTAGTAATTGCGCTATCTGCAACTTTTGCAGTTGTTACATTTGAGTCTAAAATTTTAGCTGTAGTTATAGCATCGTCAGCCAATTTAGCTGTTGTTACCTGTGAATCAGCAATTTTTGCTGTTGTAATACCAGCATCTTTTAGTCTTAAAGAGTCAGAATTGATCTCAATTGAACTATTATCAACATTTACATTAATTGCATTTCCAGATTGTGAAAGTCCATCACCTGCCGAAAAAGCTCCTGCTCCTGTAAATTGTGTAAATACAAGATCAGTAGTTCCTACTGTAGGAGAATCGCCACTTGCTAAAACAAGACCTATATCAGAGTAAGTAGTACCAGCTTCAACAAAACAAAAAGAGTTGGCCTTAATCTCATTTGTAGTATCAAAATCTGCTGCTCTTGTTAATACGAAAGCGTTTGATGCGTCACCAACGGTTGTAACAACATAAATACCATTTTCTGCTGCGTCAGCTTGATCTTGTATCAATACTCTATCATCTGCAACTAAAGTTACTCCGTCAATTGAACCTAAAGCCCCGTTTGCGTCTCCTGTTAAAGTTGCGCCAACTCCAGATGTTCCGTTGTCATAAGTACAAGCCGAAAGTGCTGTAGTTGTAGCTGCTGCAACTGCTAATTTAACATTTAGTCCTTCGGTTGCTGTTTGCGTGTAAGATATAATCTTACTTGCAGACCATAAGTTGCTTGAAGTTGATGAGCTGTCATTAATAATATTAGCAATATTTACTTCTAAAGTAACGTTTCCTTCTGAACCAGATGTTACATTAATTGTTCCGTTACCATTGTCTGCAATGCTTGTAATATCACCTGCAAAACTTTCGAAAGAAGAACCATCATAATAATATAGTTTATTGTCGGTAGTGTTATAATAAAACTGACCTTCAACTGGGTTGCTAGGAGATGATGCTAAATTGTGAGCTACTGCGTTTTGTATCTCATTTTTTTGTAGATCTATCGATCTATAAAATTGTTTTGAATTTGCCATAAAAGCCTCTGATTAAAAATTAAAAATATATTACAGTCCCGCTAAAAGCACTTGTTGACGAAACCCTAAATTCATTACTAGAGACAACATCAATATCTACTCCTGAGGTTATATATTCACCACCTGAATTTAAAACTTGTATCATTAAAGTTTTATTCAAGTTGTGAACAACTGTAATTTCTGATTGGTTAGAAAAAGTAACTTCATTAACTGCTACTCCGATCTGACCTGTGACTCCCTTTTCTAATATTGCCATAGCTAAGTCGTAACAAACGCATTAATATTAGTATTTGCACCTGCTCCTGTTAGGGTTAGTCTATAAGTTATTCCTGGCGAGTAACTAACTGCTATTTGTTCAGAGGCAGAAATAGCTGTGTCGCCTGTGCTTGTAAAATCGTCATTGCTATTATTAGTTTTACTCTGAAAGTCTATAGTAGCACCATCAAAATTTCCGCTTATTTTAACGTAAGTCTTGCCATTTGTACCAAAAATATCACTATTCCCATTTGTTGTTTGATTTGTAAAAATTTGTTTTGCAGTGTTTGCCATAATTCAACCTATTTATATTCACCTAATAATAAATTTGCTCTTACATCGGCCGTTCCAGTGTCAGCCTTTGCTGCTATAGTTAATAAATCGTATTCTGAGCTATTAAAATATGATCTACCTAGTTTTATAGACGTTCTGACCGCATCACTGACTACTGACCCCTCTTTGTTGCCAGCTCCTGTCGTTGCCACACCACTTAAAACTGGCAATCCTCCACTAATACTAACCGAAGTTCCCGTTTGTGCGTAGTCATACTCTATTATGCTTGTGCTATGCGCACTTTGAAAATTTGGAGTGCCACCACTAACAGTAGGATTTAAATATACATGCCAAGTTATATTATTTGTCGCCGCTGTAACTGATATATTTAATGGTACTGAGCAACCTGTATTAGTTATTGAGTTAAGTAGCTCTTTTGCCCTAACATTTAAAACTGGTCTTGTAGTAGTGTCCACACTAACAGCACTGTTGTTATTTACACTTACTTGATATATAGGGTCATTAAAACCGCCTTCACTAATAACAGTTGAGCATATCTGATTCATAGAAGTTGCGCTTGTTGTTTCTGCTGTGTTTTTTAATTCATATCTAATAGGTAAATTTGCAGTACCTATATAAGGAGCTGTTATATTATTGGCATTTTTAAATTCATGCATAACTATATATTGACCATCAATAATAACTCCTGCTCTTACTCTCCCAATAGACAGCCATTCTAAATCAATAAAAAACAATTGTGGCTTTTCTATATCTAAAATAATCCCTGATTGGCTAAACACACCATCTAATCTATCACCATTAAAAAATTCTTGTAATGTTACGTCTTCTTCTAAAAGACCAGCATTTTGTCTTTTTCTTAATACTAACTTTAAATTACTAGTTGACTTTGCTCCTTCTTGCTCAAAATATATTCCATTGTTATCATCAAAATAACCCATCCTAGAAACAACATTTTCTTTTGCAGCTAACTTTCCAGTCATTTTTATCAAAAGGGATTTTCCAGGTTGATATCTATTATAAACGTGTTGTTGCCTGATTATTTGATCTCCGCTAGCAGTTCCGACGTTCATTTGAACGCTTGAGTCATAAGGTAAATGAATAGAGCTAGCTGTTCCAGTTAAAGACTCTTCCCAAGTTCCATAATTATCAACCGACCACGTATCTTTGCTATATTGTAATTGATTTTCAAACTCCGTGTGAGGATTTGAAACTCTTAATCTACCAAAAGCGTCTAAATTTGGACTGTCTTTAAATTTAAAGCTATTATTATTTAATAATGTCTCAGCCATTTAACCCCCTGCTCTTGTTTGTAATGTTATATTTATATCTGAGTTTTGCTCTTTATCAGAAATAATTTTTATATAATTCCACGCTAAAAAATCATCTCTACCAAAAGAAAAACTATTGTTTTTGCTTATATCAATAATGATATTATTATTGTTTTTATCCTTAAAATTAAAAAAGTCTGTTCCATTAGTAGAGACTTGAAAAGCTAATCTGTCGCCATTAAAACTGCTTGGCAAAGTCAATCCAATTAAAGACGTGCTTTTTGTATCCACTATTTCAGAGATATAGTTGCCACTTAATATAGTGCATATTACATCATTCATTAAAGAGGGTTGAAATTGACTTGATTTTGCCATTGTTATTATTTACCTTTTGTCTTGTTTTCAGGTGTTTTTTTTACAGCTTTATTTTCAATTTTAGCATCTAATATAGCTTTTCTTTTTGCTGCATCATCAGCTTTTGCTTTTGCTTTTGTATCGTCTATCTTCGTCTTTTCTATTTTTTTAGTATTTTCTGGACTTACTCCCCAACCTTCTTTTAAAAAAACATCAGCAAGATCTTCATAAATATCATATACATTTCCTGCCTTATATTCTTTTATTAAAATGCCCTTCTCGCATGCTGCTTTTATATCTTTTGTAACTTCAATTTTCATAGTTTTATTTTTGTTAAATTAGGAGGGCAAGCCCTCCTAAAGTTATTTTTAATCTACAGGGTTATGCCTAGCACTTCCAAGTATTGCAATAGCTCCAACTGTTAAATTTGCAGAATTTGCAGTAATAACGCTTGCTTTAATGTATTGTTTTTTAGACAAAACACCAATTCTAGTTGTCGCATTAGCTGCATCAACTTTGGTATCAGCTTCTAAACCGATTAAATCAGTATCAGCAACATCTGTAAAAGTTCCACCTGATGTGTCAGATTCTTGAATTAACAAAGTTGCATCACCTGCTGTTACAGCACCAGCTTGTAAAACTAAAGTTACTGACTCGTAACCAGCTAAATCAATTTCGTTTCCTGCTGTTGTAGTATCGCTTGCAATTGCTTGTATGTTAAAAGCATTTGCTTGCTTAATGTTGTTTTTTAAATCAACGTTTGCCATTTTATGACCTCAAAAAAAATTAATAAAAGGAGGCCGAAGCCTCCAAAATTAGTTATGCAGCAATTTTTAATATTTTAATTGCTTCAGGTAGTACAACTTGACCACCAACTCTTTTGTAGAAAATAAATCTTCTAACGCCATTTATCCCTTGAGTGTAAGGGTCTTCAAGAACGGTAACGTCAGTTGAATCAACAATGTAATATGCTTTTCTAAAATCACCGATAATTATAGGTTTTGCATTTGCAGCAACATCTGGCATATCATTACCGAGTACATAAGGAATACCTGCAATTGTATTAGGTAAAGAACCAAGACCCATTTGAAGCAAATATTGTCCGTTGTTGTCTTTTAAAGTTCTAACATGTTGATGAAGTGTTTTTCTGTTTAGCATATAAGTTAAATCATAACCAGCTTTTAGCTCTCCTTGTATTTCAAAAAGAGAATCTGCAGTTAGTTCAGATGCGTCTCCACTATTATAAGTTGCAACATCTGCATTAGATAATAAACCCTCTGGTTTTTTAACTCCATTACCAGAAACGAAAGCAGCTCCTTCAATCTTTGCAAAGTCTTCTGCTACATCTGAGCTAATTTCTTGTCTCATATTAAAAACTGCATCCTGAAGCATTTCAACAGAGATGTCAGAGTAAACCATCATTTTATTTACTGAGATTTTTTCCATTCCATAAGTAGAATTAGAAGTAGATGCAGCTTCGATTTCGCCAACCCATCCGCCTGAAACCAAGCCAGTTCTTTTAGGGATTTCGATTTCTTTTGCGCTAGTTCTAATTACTCTTGCAACTTGTCTAACTGGTGAGATTTCAGTAATATCTTTAATGATTTCGTTTACATATTCAGCAGGAGCTAAGTATCCACCGTTTGTAGAATTATCAGTTCTTAATGTTTTTTCTTCTAAAGCTCTTGAATATTCTTTTTCTCCTAAGGATAGGAATTTTTCAAAAGATTTTAATTCTTTGCTAGCTTCTTCTTTTTTCTCGCCAACTAAAGAACCTCTTTTGAGTTCAGCTTCAATGTCATTGTATTTAGCTTCTAAATCTTCTCTAAAAGCTTTTTCTTCATTGATTTTTTTTACTAATTCTTGATTAGCATCTTCTTGTTTTTCAAGTATAGCTTCTAATTTAGCTACTTTTTCTTGATTAACACTTTTCTTTTCAAATTCAGATCTAATTTCTTTTAGAGCTGAATTGATTTCATTCATGTTGATTTCAGTCATGTTATAAATTTTTTAAATCGTTAATAAAATTGTTGAGTGTTAAGGTCACCTCCTGACCACGAATTACATCACGTAATTCTTTAACTTCATTAACAACATCGCGCTGTTTAGAAAAATCCTTAATTTTTGAAATAAATGATTTTCTTTCTTTTTGAGAAAATTCACATTTTACTTTAAGGATTGTCTCGATATCCTTCATGCAAGTAATTTCTTGCACAGACTTTATTTCAATATTTTCTTTTTGCTCTTCGCTTTCAACAAAATCATTTGCCATTTTAGCAAAGCAATCTTTTAAAATTACTTCTGCTTCTTCTTTGTTGTTTTCTGGCAAATATTTTGTTATGTCTCTAGATTTGAAGGCCTCAACTACTGCCAAAGGATTCATCGGCATTGAAACAAGAGATACTTCAAATAAATTAACTGATTTAATCCTTCTAATTTTGCCTTCGTATTCATCTTCATTAACCATGTAGCCGATTGACATGCTGTCAATAGAACCGCATTTCATTTGTGGAATTACCCGACCTTTTACGAAATCATCATCTTTTGGAAGTCTAGCCTCAATATACAAGCCTTTCTCATCTTCATGTGCTTTGATAGGCATTCCTATTGGCTCGCTCATTTTATGCTGCCATAAAATTTTAAATTTGTTTTTTTGCAAGGTATCTTGAAAAGCTCCCTTTTCAATTACATCATTTCCTAAGTCAATATTTCCGAATGTTGAGGCGTAACCTTTAAAATAAAAATACTCTTTGTCTTCGTTGTAATCTTTAACCTCAAAGTAAAATGATTTGTATTCTTTGTTCATATTATTATTTTTTTCTGTTGTGTTCATAGTATGGCCTTTTGGTAATAAATCAGTGTCATGCTTTCCGCTTCTATATCTGCCATTTTTAAGGGCATATAAAAAAGAATTTACTCTAGCCATCGCCCACTGCTCAGGACTTGACACGCTAGGCCTTACGCTTGAAGGGTTTGTATTAAAAGCACCAACGCCTCTATCAAAAACTTTCTCAAGTGTATTTAAATTTGTTCTTTTTGAAGCTACATCCCCAACCTCTTCATTATGGTCTTTTACTTTGTTCTTCAACTCCTCTTTAACCTTGTCAGAGACTTTCTCTTCGATAAAGTCATCAATCTTTATAGTTTTTTGATCATCAATTTCTTTTGACTTTCTTAAAGCCCAATCAACGCCCTCCGTACCTCCCCAAAGCAACCAAGCAATAGTGCCAGATGTTTGCCCTCCGTCCGACTCTCTTTTCTCAGGTTTGTAATCGTTTCTAAATCTATTAAATCTTGCCATCGCCTTTATTAAATCATCAGAAAGATTTTCCCCCTTTGATATAGACTTCGCAGAATCAACTCCGCTTCTTATGCCTTCTGATCTAGCCTCAGCAGATGATAAACCGCCCCTATTATATTTTTTTCTAAGCTCTAATCCTCTTTTTGCGTTGGTTTGAGCTGCTTTAGGTGGTTTTTTATCAATAGCCATAAAGTTTTTTTTATAATCAATAATACTCTAAACTAATTCAATTAAAAGTTGAAAATTGTGATAAAATATGGCAATATTTTTAATAAATTTTATATCATTAGAAATGAATGAAAAAATTATTAATTATTTAAGAGAGTTTGAGTTTTTTAAACATGTTCTTAAAACAACAAAAGTTTGCGACGGAAAGATCGGCGCTTTTTGTGTTAATAATGGTGTTGGGTCTAGATCTTACGGCGCTTGGAAATATCACGGAGTTCCGAAAACAATAAGATATGCTTTAATGAAAGAGATTGAAATGCAAAATTTACTAGTAAGATTAAAAGGAACTGACCCAAACAATATTATCACTCAAGATATGGTTTTAAATTCATACGAAGAAATGAAAAGCAAAGCTTAATTAATTGTATATGTAACTAAACATCTGCAATTGATTATGTTTTTTGAGCTTCCTGCTGGATCTCTAGGGAACTTTAAGCTTTCACCATCAACAATAAAATTATCTTGTATAGGAATAATTTGACCATCTGCTGCCCTATGAGCTGTTCTTGTTTTTGAGTCTAGTGTTGCATTCCATTTTTTTTGCGTTGAGATCAACTTGCCAGTTGATGAGATAAGTTCAGCATTATTAATTATCTCAGCTTCTTTTTCTCTTGACCACGCCTCCGCAAGCCCTACATTTTGAAAAGATATTAATTCACTTCTTGCAACTGCATCATCTTTAATTTTTTTGCGTAAGTTTTCTGCTACTATAATTGATTTGTTTTTGTTTAAATCAGTAATAGCATTATCAGCGATTCTAATTCTTCTTTCCAGTTTTAATCTTTCGCTATTGTCATCTGATCTTGCTAGTTGATCAATCAATTTGTTTCTTTCTTTTTCTTTGTTGAGCATTAAAGCACCAAATGCAGCAAGTCCAAAACTTACAGCTTTATTAATTTCTTTTTCATTTGTTTCTGTAATTAGATCAGCTTGTTTTTCGCTCTCATTAGCTATAAATAAAGTGACCTCTTTATTAAACTCTTTATTAATATCCTCTACCTTGTCATCTAAATCTGCATCAATAACCTCTATTGATTGTTTTAAATTTAAATCTAACAACTTTTTTTTGCTTTCTATATCAAAGATTAAGTTGTGTTTTTTTTGTAAGTCTTCTCTACCTACAAAACCGAATTCTTTTATACCTTTCCTAATTATTTTTCTAATTAAAAACAAAAATTCAGCTCTGTAGTTTTTAGCTATATCTTTAGCATCAACAAAACTATCGCTTTTATATAGATTCTCAGTATCAGAAGCCATTATATTAAATAACGACCTTAAATCGCTGTAAAACTTAGCCTCAAGAACGCGCTTTCTTCTGTCTATTGATTCTGGGCTTTCGTTATCTAGCTTTAAATTAACCATAGTAATCTTGCGCTAAACTTTCTATTTCATCATTGCTAAACATAAGATTATTTTCTGCATCTCTTTGTTTTTTCAGCATATAGACAAAATCTTCTTTAAGATTTTTTTTTGCAGGTGTTTCCCTATTATCTGAAGTGTATCTATCTTGGCCTATTGGTATTAAATTTAAAGGTTGATATATAGCGTCGCCGCCCTCAATATCTTCATAACCAAGTTTAGATCTGATTTCATTAGTTGTTAAAACACCACTTTTTTTAAGTGTCTCAATATTACTATATTGTCTTGGCCTTAAAGCTAATATTGTTGATTCATCAAAATCAAGTTTTTGTGTTTCGCTTTCAGAATATCTTACAAACAACTCTTTATTTAAAAACTTCAACACTTTGCTAAACAAAGGAATAATGCAATTATCATAAAAGTTTAGCTTTGAAGTCTCCATATTTGCAAGACTCATATGATCAGGACTAATCATAGGCAAAGGGATTTTTAAAGCGTTGTATATAGCAACTTGAGTTTGTATTTTTAATTTTGCAAAATCCATGTCTTTTATTGATTCTGATAATTGTTTAAAATCAAAATCACCACTAAGAAACATTGTATTACCTGAATTTTTAGCGCCTGAAAAAGTTTTCTGCAAACCTTCTTTTATTCTGTTTGTAGCTTCATCTGAAACAGCCTCTCCGCCTTTATACGTCAATATACCGCTTGGCCGCCCTTGATTTTTTAATGTGCTGTTGTTGTGAATTGAAGCTAGCAAATATTGAGTAATTTCTAATTCAATAGGTTGTATATAAGAAACTCCTCGCAAGTTGTTTGAGTTATATTCTGGGTTATAGCTTTTTAAGTGAATTATTTCGTTGCCATTACTTGAATAATATCTTTTGTTTTCTCTTCTAAATATCCTTGTTTGTGTATTGGAGGAAACTTGATAAGTGTCTGGATATCCATCCCTACTTGATGCATTAATAGTAACATATTGGCTAGGTATTACATATATTTCAATTGGCCTTGAGCTACCTATGATTTCAATAAAACAATCACCACTTAACAAAAAGTTGCTTATCATAGACTCAATAAACAAATCACCACTTGAGAAAGGATTTGGATTTTCTAAAAGGTCAAGCACTGGATGATTATAAACAAACTCATCTTTTTTTTCATCTTTTAAAACAATGTCTATGCTGTTTATATTGTCTGCAATTAATTTAATTGCTGTAAAAAGAGGGCTGCTCTTATAGTAATAAGAAATATATTTGTTAATATTTGAATTGTTAAAAACATCGTAAGAGCCTAGCAAGAAAAATGATAGGTCATTAGCTACATGTGACTTTTGCTCTATGTTTGACTTTACAATTGATTTAAACATCTTCTAAAACCTTCTTAAATACACAAAAATAAGAAACGACATTATTACAAATGATAAGCTTTTAAACATTGTAAAATAGTTGTAGCATTGAAACAAAGAAACAAAACCAATTAAAACAAATATTAACATTACAAAAATCAGTAAGTTATCAAGAATAACCCCTAAATTGTAACTGGTTAAATATTCTCGTAATTTTTCAAACATTTTAAAAACTAAAAACCTTAATATCGTTCTTTCTCTTAATATATTCACTAAGAGAATACCTCAGACCATCTATACAATGATTATATTTATCCACAACCATTGGTAGAATTTCGCCTGAATTTCGGTCTATTTTAAACGAATATAATTTAAATTCATCAATTGTTTTCTTGCAACGTGGGTGAATTACTACTTTTTCAAAGTCTTTTATATAATCTATTCCAGCCTTTACTGAACCCTCACCTTTTGCAGCAGGGTTAATATTATAATCTTTAGAGCGTAAAAAAGAAATTATATCTGGCCTTGCTGAGTCGCCATATATTACGCCTTCTTTTGCTCCTGGAACTAATTCAAAAAACTGTGGCAGCTCTAAAATCTCAATCCCTACTCCATAAGCTTCATGATCTATATATAAAACTCTATCTTGAATAAAGCATCTAATTAAAACTGTAGCATCTTCTGCAAAGCCCCAGTCCGCACCATAAAAAAAGCGATTTTGATATAATTCTTTTATATCTGGTGTTGTAAATTCAATGACTTCGTATTTGTTTTTAAATATTTGAGCATCATTGGCAAGTTTTGGATTACCTAGCCATTTATGCTCATAAAGCTCATAATTAAACTTTTTGTCATACTCCATCTCAGATTTTAAAGGGTCTGCAAACCAAGGATTATCTTCATAGTTCATTTTCTCAACTTTTGCATTGTCGGGAGTTTCAATGACAAACTTTTTATATATTATATCATCAACATTAACGGGATTGAAAATAATCCATATTTCAGAGCTGGGCTTTCTAATTGTAGGCGTCAAAGTCTCCCAACTTTCAACACTCATTTTTGCGGCTTCCTCAACCCAACAAATATCTATCCCTTCTAAACTTTTTATCTCCGAAACATTGTTTTTAATTCCTTTAAATAAAAACTC